TAGAAGTGAAGAGGTAAAAAAATGGGCAAAGAACAAAAAACAATTATAAATAATACTAATACAATTAATACAAATACGTACAATAATACTTACAAGGAGAAAATATAATGTCAAACGCATTAGAAGAACTAAAAAAGTCAAAGTCAAATTTTGACGCTCTAACAAAACAATTAGAGAAATCCCAAGACGCACCAAAAAAAGAAAACAAGTACCAAGATGACAGATTCTGGAAACCAGAACTTGATAAATCAGGTAACGGTTTTGCTATATTAAGATTTTTACCAGCAGTAGAAGGTGAAGATATGCCATGGCAAAGAGTTTGGAATCACGCATTTCAAGGACCAGGTGGTCAATGGTATATTGAAAATAGTTTAACAACATTAAACAAAAAAGATCCAGTTAGTGAAGAGAACACTAGACTATGGAATACAGGCATAGAAGCCGATAAAGAAATTGCTAGAAAGAGAAAAAGAAAATTATCTTATTACTCAAATATTCTAGTAGTATCTGATCCTAAACATCCAGAGAATGAAGGTAAAACTTTCTTATTCAAATTCGGTAAAAAGATATTTGATAAGATTACAGAAGCAATGAATCCTGCATTTGAAGATGAAAAGGCAGTTAACCCATTTGATTTTTGGGAAGGCGCAAACTTCAAACTAAAAATCAGAAAAGTTGACGGCTACTGGAATTATGATAAATCTGAATTTGAGCAAGTTAGTAAATTAAAACCTACTGACGAAGAGATTGACACAGTGTGGAAGTCTCAATATGCTCTAAAGGCCTTCATTGATCCAAGTAATTTTAAATCCTATGATGAACTCAAAGAGAAACTGAATAGGGTTCTTACTGGAACAAGAAGCACGGAATCAGTTGCAGATATAGACCTCCCACCCGCTAGTAATAGCGTACCTACATCTGTTGGTTCTGTGGAGAAAGCCTCGTCTACCGATAGTGATGATGAATCATTATCGTACTTTAGTAAATTAGCTGAAGACGAGTAATCTATCTCTCAAAACTTTCTCAAAGGGTGGCGGTGACGCCACCCCACCACAATGAACATTAAAAAGTTTCCTAACATAGATAGAAGAGCATACAAAGGTTTATACAAACCTTTGAACCCTCAAAAGTACAAGGGCAATGTAAAGAACATTGTTTATAGATCAAGTTGGGAAAAAAGGTTTATGATCTATTGTGATAAGACAAGGCAGATAATAGAATGGGGAAGTGAAGAAATATCAATTGCATATAGAGGTGTAGATAATAAACCTCATAGATATTATCCTGACTTTTTTATGAAAGTTAGACAACCCAACAACACATTTAAAAAGTTTCTAATAGAAATCAAACCTAAATATCAGACACGAAAACCACAACCTGGTAAAATCAAATCAGCATATTTTAAAAGAGCATTAATGACTTATGAAACTAACAGACGCAAGTGGAATACAGCGTTTGCTTGGTGTAAAAAGCGCAATATGTCTTTCAAAATACTCACCGAAGAACACTTAAAAGCATTTTAAATAGCACATAAATAGTAGTATGGCAAGTGTTTTTGACACAATTAAACTTAACGTAGGCAACACAGATAGGTCTAATTCTTGGTATAGAAGTCAAGTACAAAGAATAGCAGGCAATGCTAGTGCTAGACAACTTATGAGAGATGGTAAGTTGAATGGCAGACCTAGTGTAGGACGACTTAACTTATTTGGGTATGATCCTAAATTTAAAAAGACATTACCTTACTACGATATATTCCCATTAGTATTACCATTAGAACCGACAAAGGGTGGTTTTATGGGTATGAACTTTCATTATCTACCACCTCTATTGAGATTTAGATTATTAGAACGTATGCAAGCAAAAGCGACAGATCAAAGATTTGACAAAAATACAAAGTTTGATGTGTCTTATGATGATGTAAAAAGAATTAAAATAGTTAAACCTACAATTAAAAAATATTTGTATAGTCATTTAAAAACAGGTTTTTTAAGAATAAATGCAGATGAAGCAGCTATTGCTATACATTTACCTGTACAAAGATTTCAAAAAGCAAGTGACGCTAAAGTTTATGCAGATAGTAGGAACTTTATATAATGCACGATAAATATACGATAGAAGAAATAATAGAGGCAATGAAAAAGATATGTCCTGAAGCATGGGACAATGATGAGGATTACTCTTAATGGCAATAATTAGACAACGATTACCTATACCAGGACCATTTGATATAAGAATAGGTCTACCTAGAGATAAAGGTTTTGACGCTGGTAAGGCAAGAAAAAGATTACAAAATACAAAACCTAATGTTAACACAACCGTTAACAGATTTAGGTCTATGGTTGCAGGTGCAGAGGGATTTTATAGACCTGCTAAGTTTTTAGTTGTATTAGAATTTCCTAGAACATTTACAAACGAAACTCTACAAGGTATGGAGTTTTTAGAATACGAAACAGATTTTCAATTCTTAAATCAAACTAAAAATAATTTAAGAGAGAGATTGTTTTTCTTTTGTGACGCTGCTAAGTTACCAGAGAGGACAATAACTGATACATCTGCTACAGGATTTTACGGGCCAGAACGAAACATGGCAAGAGGTTTAGAATTTAGTACAATGGATTTAACATTTATGTTAGATTCAGAATTATCAGAAAGAGTTGTATTTGAATCATGGCAAAACTTAATTGTAAATAATAGAACATACAATTTAAATTTCTATGATGAATACACAGGCAGAGTATTAATATATCCATTACACGAAAATAGAAACGAAACATCAAATAGTAAAGTTGATGGTGTAAGTAATTATGGTTCACTTGCTAACCTAACATTAAGTGGATATTATTGTGAATTAATAGAGGCATATCCTAAAACTATTGCACCTATTGATTTAAACTATGCAACAAAAGATCAAATAGCAAGACAGACAATAACCTTTAATTACAGATATTGGAGATCAAACGCAAATTTAAGAACAAATGAAGATACACAATTTGAAGGTGATATTGATGGTGTAGGTGAGATAAAGGATGCAAGATTTAAAGGACCGTTCGGTGGTATAATTAGTAAACTACCACCAGAGATTAGAAGAGCGGGACGTGATGTATTGAATCAGATTAAAACGAGATTCCCAATTGGGAGAGTGTTTGGTGGCAGAGTATTCCCACCATTCTTTTAAATAATAAGGAGTGAAACATAATGGCGTTACCAATAAACGAGGTACCGAAATATTCGACAAAACTTCCTTCTAACGACCTGTTAGTTAATTACAGACCTTTTTTAGTAAAAGAGGAAAAAGTTATGCTAATGGCATTAGAAAGTGATAATGATGAGGAGATTAGACAAGCAGTTATAGATACGGTTCAATCATGTACCTATGGCGATGTTGATGTCTCTAAACTACCTATCTTTGATTTTGAACATTTATATTTAAAGATCAGAGGTAAGTCAGTAGGTGAGGTAATTAAATTAAAGTTAAAATGTCCTGATGATGACAAACAAGTGGTTGATTATGAACTTAATTTAGAAGATGTTAAGATTGACACAACAAAGAAACCTAATAACAAAATAGAGTTTGAAAAAGGTTACGGTGTCATACTTGATTATCCTACAATTAAATCATATACAGGCACAAAGTCAGAAACAGAGAATAACTTTAGTTTGTTAAAAGACTCTATCAAAACTATCTACAAAGGTGATGATGTTTATGATAGAAATAATATTACCGAAGAAGAATTAGACGAATATGTTAACAGTTTGACGCAGAAACAATATCAAAAACTGATAGAGTTTTTTACTACTATGCCTAAAATAAGACATAGAATAGAGTACGAAAACCCTAAATCAGGTAAGAAATTTGCGTTAACTTTCAACGGTGCTTCTGATTTTTTTTAATTACCCTTTCACATGAAAACCTAGAAAATTTTTATCGTGTGAACTTTTTGTTAATGCAACATCATAAATATTCATTAACAGAATTAGAACATATGTTACCATGGGAAAGGGAGATATATATTGATATGTTAATTCAGCATATTAAAGAAGAGAATCAAAAACTAAAAGAGAGACAAAGAAAATGAACTTACAAATAAAAGAAAAAGTCGTAGGAATAATAAAGTGGTGTTGGTGGTTTTTAAAAGAAGAATTACCACAATTTTTATCTAACTGGCGAACTGTGCCTAGACTTATGATGATTGCATATGCGTATGCCTTCATTGAAGTGATACAATGGTTTATGGCACTAGAGGCGCCAAACAATGCACAAGCAGGTTTAGTATCAGTAGTAGTTGGTGCTGGGGCTGCATGGTTTGGGTTATACGTAAACGGTAAAAAAACAAGAATAAACGACAAATAATAAATGGCAAACTTTAGCGAACTATTAAAAGATCAGAAACTTAAACAAGATAAAGAGACGGTTGCGATTGCAGAAGCCGCTCAAACTTATTCTTTAAATATACAAAAAGAAAAAGGTTTTGGTCAATCATTTATCAAAGGCGATAAAGACAATGACCCAATATCAAATGCTGCTGTATCTGTTATACAAAACTTTCAAGGCGAACTAGATACAATTGCTGATAATGATTTTACATATTTAAAAGATTTAATTGCTAAGTACAATACATTTTTTGAAGAGTTGCCTAAAAGTATTGACAAAGAAAGATTTACTGCTAAAGAAGGTCGATACTTCGCAGAGGTTATACGACCTACCATAGAACAACTAAATGAGATTGCAGGTCCTGTTCTACAAACTAAACTTGCATTTAGAGATTTAGTTAAACAATTCAAACCTTTAAAACTTGCTGCTAGAACACTAGGTGGTATACCTATTCTTGGTACAGCTATAACTAGAAAAGTAGAACGTATAGAAGCAGGTGAACAAGAGTTAAGAAGAGCAGAGAGAAAAAAAGGACAAGAAGAAACAAGACAAGCAAGACAAAGTATAGAGGATGATTTGACAGGTTTTGGTGCAGATCAACCATCAGCTGCATTAGAAGAACAGATAGAAGAAAATCAATCAACAAGACGAGATGTATTCGCTGATGTACCTAGAGCTGCTTCTGTGCAAAAGTCTGCTGCTAAAGAAGAAAATTTAGAAGAACAAAAAGCAGTACAAGAAGACAGATATAATGAACAAAAAAATCTGTTTGAAATGATTGCTGAAAACACATACGAATCAAAAGAATTACTAGAAAAATTATTAGAAGAAGAAGAAGGTTTTTTAGATAACTTTGGTGGTTTTGCTGCCGCTGGTGGTGGTGTAGCCGCAGGTGCTGGTGGTACACTGGCTGCAAGTAAGTTGCTTAAAAAGAAAACTACTACAGCAGCAACAAAAACTGCTGCTAAACAAGCAACTAAAAAAACATCATCTAAAGTATTAGGTAAAACATTACTAAAATCTGCTGTTAAGAAAATACCTATAATTGGTTTAATTGCAGGTTTAGGTTTTGGTATAGGTCGATTGATGTCAGGTGATATGCAAGGTGCTGCTATGGAAGTTGCCTCTGGTGCTGCTAGTACAATACCAGGTTTTGGTACAGCCACAAGTGTGGGTATAGACGCTGCTCTGGCTGCAAAAGATATTAAGAACGCAGAAAAAGATATAGAAGGTGTAGTACAAACTGCTGAAGATGTTAAAACAGATAATATGAAAGATTTGGTTAATATTGACTCAAAAAGAACCGTTGTTAGAACTACATTGGAAACAGACACTTTAGAAAATCTATTACAGAAATTAGTACCTGAAAACGGTAGTCAAAATAACACGGTTGTTGCGCCTAATAATACAATACAAACCGCTAATACGACAAATGTATTAGGTAAAATGACTTCAAAAAATATTGACAACACCGTTGTTCAATTAAAAAACGTCTATTAACATAGATAAATAGTATTACTGACTATTAGTTATCTTTCCTGAAATTGTTATTAGAGTAAAACAAACATAAAGGACTTATGCAAATAGCGGAATTATTTAAAAAGAATATCGTAATGATACCAGTAGTGGCCTCTATATTAGTAGGGTCATTTACAGGTATTAAATACATAGTAAATCTAACAGACACAATTAACGCCAATCAATTAGAAATTGTAAACTTACAAAGAGATTTAAAAGTCGTTAGTGATACCAATACAGATTTAAAACAAAGACTCTCACGTGCTGAAGGTACTTGGGATATGGCAGAAAACTTATATAGAGAATTAGCAGAAAAAGTTAGAGATATGACTTGGGATATCAAAGACTTAAACCGTGATGTAAATGGTAACTAGTATGAATTATCTAGCAATCAAAATATCGTGCTTAGCATTATTGGTACTTTTAATTGTATCATTTACAAGTAAAGCGGAAGCAAGAAATGAATACCTAAACTCTTATTCTAATAGTTGTAGATACGGCGATGTGGATGTTCGTATAGAAACGGATAGAGGTGATACTGATTACATTTATGGTGATAGTGATTATGAACAAGAAAATAATAGATTATCATTAACCTTTCGTAAGTATCTCGGTGTATCTAAAAAGATGTGTGATGAACAAAACAAAATATTATTAGAGAATGAAAATTTAAGACAAGAACTAGAAATGCTTAAAGTTTGTCAAAGATATGCAGACAGACCTCTACCACCACAATTTGCAACGGTAGAAAAACATTGTAAAGGTTTAAGAGCAAGACCAGTAAGAGAAAAATCAGATGAGTCTTTATGGGATGAAATGAAAAATGATTATATTAAAGTAAATCCTGACGCTAATATATACAACAAAGATGGTCGTAAAAAGTTAGTAATACCTAATGAAGAAAATATGTCAGGTCCTTTACCTGAACCTAACTCTAAATAAATCTACTAAAAAGTGATATAAATAGTAGTATGGCAAGAGTAGCAGGAAATAGCGAAGGCGATTTTAAAGTAAATCAAAGTGATATAAACACTGGTGGTGCAAGAGGTAATAAGAACACGCCACTAGGTAAAAATTTACATAGCAGTGTTTTAAAATATCCATTAGATTTATTAGACGCAAGTGGGCATTACATGATATTCAATGTATATGCTAGAACTAATAACGAAAAAGAATTACCAGCAACAGATTTAAACGTATCAAACAAAGCATTAGGCGCTTACAATAACTCATTTACAAGTGAGAGATTTTTTGACGCAACAACTAACTTTTCACCTGCTGAAGGTGAAACAGGAACAAGTGTTAAATTAATTAAAGACACCGTTGTATTGTATATGCCAGATGATGTTTCAGTAAATTACAAATCAAATTATGCACCTGCTGAGATAGGTGCAGTAGTCGGTGGGGCAGCTGCCCTTGCTGATTTGATGAAAGGCAATGCTGGTTTTGCTGATGTAGCAAAAGGTACAGGTATGCAACTTGCTAAATTAATTGAACCATTAGTATCATTTGGTACATTAGGTGCTGCTTCAGGCACATTGGCTGCATTACAAAGAAAGACAGGTATTGCACCTGCTCCTATGCAAGAAATGATATTTGAAGGCATAGATTATAGAACATTTACTTATAGTTTTAAAATGAATCCTAGAAATAGAAAAGAGGCGCAAGAAGTTAAAAAGATTATTGATACATTTACGTATCATATGTTACCTGAAAAATTAGGTACAGGCGCTGCTCTTGCATTTAGAGTACCATCAGAATTTACAATTAGATATATGTACAGAGGTCATGCTAACGCATATCTACACACACAAACATTTTGTGCTTTAACAGATATGAAAGTTAACTATGGCGGTGGTGAAAAATATGTCACATACAGACCTGACGAGATAGGCGCACCACCTGTAACCACAACGGTTGATTTAACATTCCAAGAACTAGAATTTATTGACAGACGAAGAGCAATAAAAGGCACCCATAATCAAAGAAGACGAGGTGACATAATGCAGGATTACACATAATGGGTAAATATTTTTCACACTTTCCTACAATGTTTTATGACGCAGTGCAAGACGGCACTTCATCACCTAAAGTAGTCACTGATATATTAAGACGTGTCAAAGTTAGAAATGAGATTAGAAACAATGTTGCTGCCTTTTCATCTTACAGAGTACCAGCAGGTGAAAGACCTGAAGATGTATCATATAAGTTTTATGGTACGGTTGACTATTACTGGATTGTTTTATTAATGAACAATATTAAAGATAGATTTTACGACTGGCCATTATCAGAGCAACAATTTAATGATTATGTTAATGGCAAATACACAAACCCAAATGCTGCTCATCACTATGAAGTATCACAAACAAGTGGTCCTACTTCTTCATTAGATAATTCACACTTGATAGAAGTAAACAGCACAGAGTCAGGTGCAAGTACCGTAACCAATTACGAGTACGAAAGAAGAGAGCAAGATAAGAAAAGTTTAATTAAGATATTAAAACCAGAATATATTTCAGAATTTGTAGAAGAGTTTAAAAACTTGATAGGAGATTAAAGTGAGTCAGTTAACTTATGATGAAAACAATCTACAATACGCAGGCGAATTTAGAATTTCAGAAATCGCCATATTCAATGTATATGGCAATGTAGCGGGTATTGCTACAGCCAGTGCTGAGTTATCAATCTACGAAGATATAGAACAAAATTTTATTACAGGTAATTTAACCTTTGTTGATACAGAGGATTTAGTTAACAAATTACCTATATTAGGACAAGAGTACCTAGAGTTTAAAGTTAGAACACCATTAAAATCAACATACGGCGAAGGTGAATATGATTTTACAAATACACGAATGGCAGTTTACAAGTGTACAAAAGAAAGACTAAACTCTAACACACAACAAGTTTCACTAGACTTCATATCAACAGAGGCAATCAAAGATTCAAATACAAAGATTAGTAGAGCATTTGATGGTCCTTATGATGACGCTGTTGCAAAGACATTTAAAAATACATGGGGATTAAATAGTAAGAAAAAGTTTTATGTACAACCAACGCAAGGTAATTTTAAGTTTGTTGCACCTAATACAAGACCCACAGACGTAATGAATATGATTGCTAGTCGTGCCGTACCTAAAACAAGTATTGCACCTGGTTATTTCTTTTATGAAAATGGTCAAGGTTTTCACTTTAGAAGTATTGATAGTTTCTTCTTTATGGCAAAGTCAGAGGGTCTTGCACCTCATCCTGAGATGTTTGAATATTTTGCAGATAGTGAGACAGCAAGAGGTCTAAACAATCCAAGAGACAATCCTATGTCACAGATGAGAACGGTAAAGAGTTTTAAAGTATTACCTCAAAACGATTTAATTACAGGTCAACGAACAGGTACATATGCGTCAAAACTAATTACACATGATCAATACAATAAGACATTTAAGGAACATGAATATAATTACATTGATGATTATATAAGAACACCGCATTTAGAAAAAGATGACGCAATGACAGATCAAGCAGAGTATCGTGGTTTGATACCTCAGGCACACTATGACTTTAATGATACAGAAACAACAAATACAAGAAGTCAAGGATCAGCATACAAGTATCTATCAGACTATTCAGACGCAAGAATTATGGTACAATCAAATACAGCCAATATACACAATTCAAACATGAAAGAGGGTTACAAAGTAAATGAATATGTACAGAGAAGAAAGAACGTATTAGGTACAATGAATGCCTTACAATGTGAACTAGAAACACATGGTAACACGCATTTAAATATAGGACATATTATACGAATAAACGTACCTAGAGCAGGTAGAAACAAAAACGGCGTAAAGAGTACAGACCACGACAAATACCTTACAGGACGGTGGCTAATCACCGCTATTCGACATAGTTTTAACATTGCTGATCAGATACACACAATGGCTCTTACTTGTATTAAAGAGACTTATTCAATGCCTTTATACGAGAAAGCGTCACCTCTTCAAATATCAGTAAAAGATGAAGGTAAACCAGTAAATCTCTATGACGATTCGCAGTACGATTAAAAACATCAAGGCAGCTCTTAATAGGCTGGGAGACTCATTGCGAGTTGCGCCAAAAAAATTTTTGACTAAAGACTATGATAGCGGCCTAATGATAGACAATGATAGTAAGACATTACAGCAGAAACGTGAGAAAACCACAATAGATAGTAGTACTTACATAAGGCAACATACAACACAGAGAGATTAACCTCAGAGACATATGAAAGAATATATCAACAAACACATGAACGAGATAGGTCCCAGAGACGATATGAAAGATAGAGCAACCTCAAAGACCCTCGAATCTTTGCCTGGTCTAGTGCTTCGCACCGCGGCTCGCTTTCTAGTAATAAATACTTACATAAAAAATACGGAAAAAAACAATAGCTTGACTGGATCAAATACGGTCATTTATGGGAATATTTTATGAGTACTAATAGTTTTTTAGGCAGAGACGGTTTTACATGGTTTGTTGGTGTTGTAGAAGATCGGCATGATCCAGAGAAACTAGGTCGTGTTCGTGTAAGATGTCTAGGCTATCACACAAAAAATAAGACAGACCTACCCACAGCAGATTTGCCTTGGGCCTCGCCTGTGCTACCTATTACTTCATCTGGCATATCAGGCATTGGTTCTTCGCCTACTGGCCTTGTTGAAGGGTCTTGGGTGTTTGGTTTCTTTAGAGACATATACTTACAAGAGCC